CACCGTTTATATAGTCGGCTAACACTCCAAATACTACATTGGCAACGAACAAACAGAACATTGCGATAAGAAAGTCTTGCACGGGCGCAAAGAACGCCAGCAGACACGATACAAACGTTACTAATACTCCTCTAATAAAGTCAATCATATTAAACCTCCTTTCTTGTTAAATATCTCTCCCATTTACGATAGGTATCATTTTAGTACCATTCCACGTATATGCCTCGCCAGCACTATTAAAATACAGCACGCCAGTACGTGGCGTAACGCCGTCCATTCCTATATCTCCGTAGTCCCCTGCATTACCCCACGATGCGTAAAATTTACGACCTATAATACAAAGAAATTTTTTGTTTGTTTTGTCCCAAACGATATCCCCATTTATTGACGAACCTGTTGTTATCGTAACATTTTCTACAATAGACGAAAATGGTAATAATATTGGCTTTGATTTATTCTCTCCTAATTTTTTCCAATCGCTAATATCAGACGAAAACGTGCCACTATTACAGTAATACAATACACGCTCGCCTGCTTCGTCTATAAAGCTGATATATAGGCATTTTTTTAACTGTCCATTTAATTCATTTACAACGCCTTGTAAATCTCTTTGTTCTCCATTTGGCGAGCCGTTATAAATTTCTATTAGTTTTTTTGAATGTTGAACTATCGCTGTATCATCTTCGCAATTTCTCCAATCTGTCCACTCTTGCTTCTTTACTGCACCACCATTATACGCCTGCTTAATGCCGTAATTTCTCCAGTATTTTTTTGGACTACCGTAACCGTGTCCTTTGGTAAATCGTCCGCTATCTAACGTTAGACGTGTCTCAAAGACTTCCGTTAAGACTTGCGCCTGTGCATCTGCAAAGATGCTAAGAACACCCACCGAAAATTCCCTATCCATTACCGTTAATATCGCTTTCTTTCCGCTATTCTTAACGAAATTTATCGCCTCCTGTGGTGTCGTTGGAAAGACGTTAAGGTCATCTAACTTAATTGTTGCCTCGTCTACCCCCTGCTGTATTACATCTGCAACACATTCAAATGCTTTACCAACCCTTTCTGCCGTGTTGCCTCCTACTCGTGTTTCGTTCTTAATGCCAGCTGCTGCCGTTTGTAATTCCTGCAAATTCATTTCTTTAATCTCCTATCGCTTTTATTCTTGTTCTGAAACCTTTTATCTCTTTTACGTTTTCTCCTCTCTTTAAATGTTTCAAATACATTAGCGAACTATTTAAATACTTTTCCGCAACATTCATAACATCGTTATATTGCTGTGTATTCGCTTTGTCCGTTACGTGTGAAGAATAGCTATCGTCGTGCCTCATAAAGCCTGTACGTGCCAACATAGCACCGTCTACACGTAACATCTTTGCATAGACAAAGTAAGCTAAAGAAATTTGCAACCCATAGCACCTCTTTAGCTCTCCACATTCGCTCGTATACTCACCGCCACTAAGTAATATTTGTAACTCGTCCGTAACATTGTGTTTGCAAAGATTTTTAAACATTTCTAATCCAATAGATGGAATAATACATACGTCTTCGCATTCTCGTATGTACTTTAAAATGTCCTCTTCTTCTACGTGTCTTGAAATCGTGCGGGATAACTCTTTGAATTTATCTACATCTAATAAATGCTTATTCTCCATTTTTCTTATCGTTGTTTTCTGCACTAATATATTTCATCGGCTTAATGCTAAAATCTCTATTCACCGACGGGTCGTACCAATTGGCAAATATTTTAGTAAAAGTCCTTTCTATAAAGCGTTGTTGTGTCGTTACTTCTCCTGCATAGTATTCGTACGCCTGTTTCATTATATCGCCTGAAAAGCCTAACTTGCCAATACGAATAGAGTAAAATATTTCTTGATGGAATTGCGAGTAAATACGTTCTACAACGCTTGCATCAGTAACCGAAAATTCCTTATCAAAATTGCGTGTAGGAAATGGCACGACCTTTGGTTCGTCTTCGTCATTATCCAACTCTACGTAAAGTATTTTTGAGCCTTTAGTATCGCCTTGAAATGCCTTTAAGTCGTCATCGCTTATCATCTGTCGTTCTTCCTCTCTACCGTTCTCTCCAATGATGGGTGTACCTTTCTTTGCCACCATCATACACGATATAAGGAAATTGTTGCGAACATTTCGATACTTGATATTGCCTAACCCCTCGTCTGTCGAAATCTCCGTTATTACAGCATCATATATCGGGGTAGGGTATTGGTATTTTCCGTCCATAGATACCCACAGAATTTGCCCATTGTACTCCTCTATGCCTCCGCAATTCTCTATTTGCTGCATTACAGCTTCGGGGGTAGGGTTAAATATTGGAAATTTCTTTATATTTCGTTCTTCTACTAACAGCCTCTTTCCTCCACGTGTCTTATTTCCTTTCCAATCTTCGTGGACAAAGATTTGAGAGACGTACCCTGCATCGTCTGTCTCCGCTAATCGGCACTGCTCGAAAGGAACAAAATTAATTTCCGTTATTTGTCCCAGCACGTTGTAATTTACGTGTAAAGCAAAGCCTCCAAAACGTGCAACATCGCCTGCCACTAAATGCAATAAATCGTCCATCAGAACACCGTCTTTATTTACCGCCATTTCTGATAAATTTTCGTCATTAAAGCCATAACCCTCGATAAATTGATGATACCTACCTAAGCACAGCTTCGCCGTGCCACTTGCATTTGTTATATCTATCAAATTTTGTGGGTATAAATTATCGCTACCGTACGTCTGCATTTTAAAGCGTAAAGAGTAATTAACATCAATACGCCGTTGAGGCTTTTTCGTTGTTTTTACATTCATAGAAACTTCGCTTTACACTATTATTCGTCTTTATTCCTCGTTCTCTTCTTCGGGTAATTCCTCAAACATTTCTTTTTGTTCAGGAAATGCTTTTAGATACTCTTCTGCTATTTTGTCTGTAAGATTTTCGTTTGAAAATACCTTGCCATTGTAAAAGTTAGGGCAATTAATAATAACCCCTGCTCTTAACACATAATTCTTCTTTTCTGCCATTGTTCCTCCGTTTTTTAAATAGTAAGAAATTTCCACCAACGCATCGTGATAACACTGCTGACACGATGTTGGCGTAAATGTCCTTCCAAATACGTTGTAATATAACTTTTCTACCAACTCTTTGCCAGTAGAATTGAAAGGTATGTTTTCGTTTACATACCTTTCTAACTCTTTTACTATTTTTTTTGCTTCTTCTAATGTCATTATCCTGCTGCTGTGCCTAACAGTGTATTATACTGTGTAGCTGTTGTCTTTGCATCTGTGTTAAAATAGAATAGTGCCGACTTTGGTACACTCGTTTCCTGTAAAGTAACGAGCCAACCGCCGTCTGTGTCCTCACTATACTTTTCATTATCAATAGCACTCGCACGCAAACCTTGATAATACCCATAGACTTGATATTCTGCCTTGCCTGCTGCTCCTTTGTGAACATTCTTTAATATCAATACAAAGCTACCATTAGCAAGACCGTCTATAATGTCTCGAGCGACTTCGGGTCCATTGTCTAACACAGCAATTGGCACTTCGTTCGTAAAGGTGTTACGATACGTACCTGTCGCAAGTGTAGTTTTTACACCTTTAAAAGGTGTTGCTCCTTGCTGTGCTACCGAATAACCTTTCTTTCCGTTCTTCAAAACAAGTGTCTTAATAATGCTCTTGTTGTCATTATCAAATACTGTTTGCGAAAAATCAATGTCAGCACGGTTGATGATGATACCGTCAGCCTCCATACCTTTCACAATAGGGCTATCGCAATCTACTGCGATGCCCTTTGCTATAATACTATCACATATTCCTGCCATATTTCTTTCTCCTTTCTTTTAATATGCAGCTTGGAACATATCGTTTTCCAATATTTGAGTACCGATACGACCAGTTGAATAGATGTAGTTTCTACGCTCTTTCTTGTCGAACCAAATATCCAAATCAGACACTAAGCCGTCAGCATCTGTACCCACCTGCAATTGGTTGATATTTGCGTACACCGCACGATAAGGCTTGTTGAGCTTTGTGCCTGTGTTTTCGTACGCACGTATCATTCTATCCCAAATGCCTACACGTGCAATAGAAACACCGTTGTATTGTACCATATCAACGCCTTCAAATACTTTCTCCCACGGCATTATCATCTTGTAACGGTTCTTAACGTCGTATGTCAAAGCGTCCGCCAAACCTTTGGTAAGTAATATTACCGCTTCGCCATCAGAACTAATACGACTGTCTGCGTCCATCAGTAGGTTGTCAATGATACCACTTGCTACTCCATCTTTTAATATCGCTTTCTTTTGTTCTGCAAAAGATGTTTTAGTATTAGCGTCAATAGCTGTTACTTGTGCCGCATTCTTCGTTCCTTGCTCAAAGATACGCTTAAACAAACCATCACAAGTGGTAAATAGTTCTGTTCTCGTGTCTGCTGTTAAGTTACCGCCATTTGCTATTACCTTTGCTCCTGTGTCGCCAAACCAACCAAAACGCCATATCATACGCTTCATTTGTCGCTCCAAAGCTGGACGAATAATGTAGCTCATAAATTCGGTGTCTGTAAGGTCTGCAACGTCCATACCTGTTTTCATAGAGTAGTCAGCAATAGTACCCTGCAAACTTTCGTAGCAAATCTTAATAGGTATTTGCCAGTCGCCCAACTCCCAACGCTTTTGAGAATTAGCGATACCCACTTCTTGGTATGTAGGGTCGCAACCGCTACCTTTAACGCCAACATCGTCCATATCGCCATAGAATGCCACTGGGTCGCCATTGCGAACCTTTCTAAGACGTGTGAAACGTTGAAAATCCTCGTCTTGGTCGATACTCAATGGTATCAACTCCTTTAAGTCCTCTACGTTTCGAGGGTTTATCTGAATATTTTCAAAAAATTTCTTTCCCATTACTTCTCCTTTCCTTATTTGTTTTTCTTATACTCTCCTTTTCTTCTCGCCTCAATCTCTGCACGCATTGGTGAAATACTTTCCGCTTTCTCCGTTGCGTTAGCACCGCTTTGTTTGCGCCCTGCTGGCTTGTAACTGCTTGAAATCTTCGCTAGTGCCTTTTCTCCTCCTGCTATCTTTACAGCATTGAGAATACGCAACTCGTCTTTTGTCTTTGCTTGCGCTTTTGAGCTTTCTAACTCGCTTTCCAACTCTTCTACCTTTTCTTCCAGTTCTGCGATTTGTTTCTTCAACTCTTCGACTTCGTCCTCTCCGTTTTCGTCTCCCTCGTTACCGTTGCTATCTGTCTTAATGTCTGTAATAACACCGTCTTTCACAACGATGGTTTTTCCATCAGGCATTACAAATTCTCCGTCAGGACTTGCATTGTCGCCAACTTGTGGCTCGCCTTCCTCTCTCTCTACTGTCAGTGTCTGACCATCGCTGGTGGACAAATCCATACCTTTTGCAAGCTCTTCAATATTCTTTAGCCCTAACTTTGCCAAAGCTCTGTCCATTAAAGACGCTTTTACCTTAATTTCTTTTTCTTTTCCCATTTGATTATTTTTATTTGTTTTACTACTCTTCATTGCTCCTACTTTCTTTGCAGATATAGGCGCAATTACTTCTCCTATTAACCCTAATTCTATTGCTTTTGACGTACCTACGTACTTGTCCTCGTCCATTAACGCCTGCATCTCCTCACGGTCGCACTCACAACGCTCTACGTAAAGATTAAGCATTTTTTTCTGTTGCTCTCGCAAGTCGTTTGACGCTTTTTGCAAATCATCAGCCGTAACAGCATAATCTAACGCCCACGATGGTATCCACGGATTGTGTATGCAGAACTGTGCGTTCTGATATGCTTTTCTCCTTTCCTTTGGTGCTGCCATCAGAATTACTGTAGCCATAGATGCAACATTACCTTCTACAACACACGTTATTTCTTTTCCTGTCGCTCTTAACCTATCGTAAATAGACCAGCCTTCAATAACAGAACCGCCATCGCAATGTAAGCGTATTTCAATAGTGTTATCATCTTCGGGTATGCTTGCGCAAAATTCGTCCACGTCCTTAAAGCAAACGCCTGCCGTTTCGCCCCAAAGGACACAGTCGTTTTTCTCCTTTTCCGTCTGAATGTCGTTGTATATCTTTAATACCGCCATAAGATTAATTTAAATGATACACAAAGATACTTTATAAATATAAATAAACTCTTTATTATTCCTTTTGCTTACTATCATAAAAAGATAGCAAACAAAAAGGTGCTCTATCCTCACGGACAAAGCACCAAAACAAAACAAATTTTCAGATATGAAATTAAACTAATTCCTTGTTCATTCTCTTTATTACTCTATATATTGTAGCCTCCCCACACTCGTATTGCGTGCTAAGATAGTAAACAATATAGCCTACTTTATGCCCCTCGTCTTTCAGCCGTACATATTCTTCGTATAGCTTTAAATATTTTACGTCTTTCGCCTCTATGCCGTTCTTTTCGAGTACAGCTAATAAGCTCTCCGTTGTTTTAAGTAATTCGTATTGTTTCATATAGTAGCTAACCTTTCTATCGTTTCAACTCTATTATTAGTTTTGTTTATCTCCTCCACGCTAACGACCGGACGTGGTGCCATCGCCATACCACGTGCAAAAGCTCTAACAAAAAAGTCCTCGCCCATCTGCTGGCTATTACTACCAATGTTATTTATAATAGGCACGCCACCGCCTATCTGATTGAAAGCCGACAATGCTGGGGCAAACATTCTCGTTGCCGATGCCGTCAATACACTTTCACCGTTGGAAAGGTGTGCTGGTATACTGTCGCTTGTATCACTGCCAGGACCTGTTACTAATCCGCCTTTAGCGAACTTTGCCGATTTCACTGTCTTAATAGCCGATGCAATACCTGCCATAACCTGTGTTACTGTTGTAGCTATTGCAATAATATTAGCAGGAAATGGTCCAGCGTTCTGCGCCTGCTTAATACCTGCCGCAATGGCAACACCAGTATTTACGGCTATCTCTCCCAACGCAATTACTTTAGCCATCTTTGCAAGTCCTTTGCTTTGCTCTCCAAAAGCCTCTGCAACTTGTCCTAAACCGCCCATCATCTGCGAAATAGCTTGATATTTTGCACTTTCGACTTCTATTTCCTTTTCGTTTACCGCTTGTTTTGCCTGTTGCGCCTCCCACGCCATTTGTAGCTTCCGTGCGTTAAATTCTTCGATAGTCTCGCCCTCCTTTTGTTGTGCTGCTTCCAACAACGCCTGCTTTTCCTCGTATTGTAAACGCAACACCCCTAATTCGTCCGTACCGTTGCTCTCTATCTGCGTTTCGAGTATCTTCTCTTTGTATCTGTCTTCTATAGCTTTCGTCTGCTCATCTATCAGCTTGTTCTTATGCTCCTTATACGCATCTTCTTCCTCTTTGTAGTACTTTTCAGTTATAGACCTTAACAGCTTTGTTTTGTCCTCTTCATTCATTACCTGCTTGCGTGCCTCTTCTAATTCTAATTGGTATGCCGTCTGAATGCTCTTAGCTTTCAGGTCGTATTCTTCTTTAGAACCTTTTTCTACCGATGCAAGCATATTTTGTATATACGTTTCCTCTCTCTTTAACGCCTCCTCTTTTGTCTGCGTGTCAAATTCCGAAAGTTTCTTTGCTTTTAATTTCTCTAAAGCGTCAATCTGTGTGTTTAACGCCTGCTTTGCTTTTAACGTTAGTCCTTTTTCTCTTTCTAACTTTCGCTTAACATCTTCTATCTGCCTATCGTACTGTACTTCTATAGCTTTTCTTCTTTGTTCTTCCGACTGCTCAACAAGTTGCATCAAAAGGTCTTCCGCTTTTCTTATTGCCTCCTCTTCTTTCTTCGCCATTTCCTCTGCTGAAATTCCTTTTTTCTTTTTCTCTTTCTTGGCTTTCTTCTTCTTTTTACCCTTGCCCATTTTGCCGTAGCCTGCCGTATTAGTATCGCTCGTTTTCGTAGTTTCGCCCTCTTTTTCCACGTACGCCGATACTTTTATATGTTCAATTTTCTTGTTTTTTAAAGTTTTATTGAAACCATCTACAAAATTATTTGCCACCGAACTACCTGTTTTCTTTATGTCAGAAAATCCCTCGTTTAACGTCTTTGTAAAGTTTCCTGTTATTGCCGTTGTAAAGCCTTCCTTAATTTTGCTCCACGAAAACGTTACAAGTCCTTCTACTATTTGCGCAAGTCCTTTCATAGCTCTACCCGCCGCCTTTGCAGCATCTATTATAACGTTAAATACGCCTCTTGTGATACTACCAAAAGATTTTACAAGTGCTATTATTAGCTGCAACAGTCCACGAAATACCGCACTTTCATTGTAAAGGTCTATTATCTTATTTGTCAAATTTATTATGCCTTTTAACATACTTATAATACCCCTCGTTACAAATAGCTTTGCATTAGCTATCATACTCCCGAAACCTTTTTGACTCATATCGAACATAGCCGACATAATTCCGTTTAGCTCCTCGTTTGCCTCTCTTTGCTCGTTTACCTTTTTCCCATACTCTCCAGTAGTATCTTTTAGCTTGTTAAGGTCTATATTCATCGTGTCTAACTGCTCTATCATCTTTAGACCAGCATTTGCACCCTGCTTGCCGAAGACATCTTTAAGCACCGCTCCAGCTTCGAGTGAGTTCTGTGGCACTTCCTTTAACTTTGTACTTATCATCTTGATAACGTCAAATGTAGATTTTGAGCCGCTAACAAGGTCAGCTTCCACTTTTTTAGAACTAATACCGATTCCCTCCAATGCCGCAGCCGTCTTGTCAGACATTTCACGTATCTTCTTACTACCCATCTGTATAAGATTAAGCCCATCGTCCGAAAATATGCCGCTTCGTGTCTGTTGAATAGTAGCTACCAATTCTCTACCCCCAATGGTTGCATCGTGGAACGCTGGTGCGTACTGCTTTATTTTCGCTATCATATCACCGTTAAGGTCTGCACCACTTTGAAAGCCATCGTTAATTATCTGCAAAGCCTCTTTCGTATCGTAGCCATACTGTGAGGTAAGAACATCTACCGCCTCGAGTGTTTCTTTGTAGTCTTTGCCATAGGTATCTGCTGTAGCTTGTATATCGTTTCGTATAGCCTCCAAACTATCTCCTGTAACACCTAAGAACTCACGTGTTAAACGTGTACTTTCTTCTATTCCTTTGTTGTAGTCGAAGAACCATTTAAAAGCAACACCAACACCTGCAATGCCAGCAAGAGAAAGAAACACGGGGTTAGTCATAAAACCCATAAGAGTAGTGCCGAACGCTTTTGCGCTTGTTATAGCTCCATCGAATATGCCTGCTAAACCTTTTCCTCCTGCACTCATATTCATAATAGAGTTAGCGAACTCGCTATTTATCCCCAAAGCTGACTTAATGCTCGCCTCATAGCTACCCACGCTTCTTTGAAATCTTTGAGTTTCTTCCTCCGCTGCTTTCAACTCTTCCGCTATCTCATTTATATGCTTCTTCAATTCCTGTCCTTTAGCTCCTTCTCGTTCTGCTTTAGACATAGCATCGTATTTCTTTGTAGCGTTACTCAACTCTGCACGCAAAGATTTCAAAGAGCCTTCCTGCTCTTTCTCTACTTTTATATTGTTCTGTACTTCCTTTGAAAGTTCACGGATAGTAGCTTTATGGGACTTCGATTGCTCTTCAATAGATACCATACTCGTTGCGTACTCATCGTATGTAACCTTTCCGTCCTCGTATTTCTGCTTTAGTTCCTCCTGCGCCTTTTTTAATTCTTCTAACTTTTCTTTATAACGAATTATGCCATATATTGCGTCCTCGTAATTCACCTTGATATTTAATATTTGCTGCTCTTCTGTACTCATATCTTTTAAATATTATAATAAAGTTGTAACATTGTAACTTCTGCCAAGCCTGTATCGTCTGCTTTTATCTCTGTAATAGCAAAATAACTACCATATTGCGCTAAGTAGATAGGCTTTGTTTCGTCAAAATTGACAAGTTCTAATTCTCGTATCTTTATAGTTTCTGTTATTAGCTTTACTCTTTGCAAGCTATCAACTATGTTTCTATATTTTGTATCTATTATTTCTTGCATATTGATATCGAAAAAAGCCATCGTTTTGCCTTTCTCGTCAGCTTTTATTCTCAATATCCTATCCTTGCAAGCCTTATAAGTCGGACCTTTGTCTTTTGTGATTTCTCCTTTTTTGTTTCCCAATTCTACACCGCCAGACAATTCAGTACTTTTACTTTCTCCCTCGCCATACATAGGCACGTTATTTCCATCTGTGGCTGCAAATGGAAATTCAAAAGCTACTTTCTCTTTGTCTAACGTGTCGTTGCTTACTTTTAAATTTCCGTTGTAATTTCCTTTTGTCCTATCGTCCTCTTTCCACTTATACAAATTGTTTTGCGCATACTCATTAACGTCAAAGTCTATGCTTTTAGGCTTATTTTCTGCGCCTTGTGCTATTAGCCTACGTGTCCAGTCTTTCGCCTCTCTCTTATTCTCCCAAATGGTAGATAGTGGAACGAAATTTACAACTTTATTTTCTAACATCTGCAAAGGAAAAGTACCTGTAACAGCTGCTAAGAATTTCACGAAATCAACTACTTTAATTTTTGGAAGGTTGTAAATAATAGGAAAATAGCCTCCTACTGGCACATCATCTCCTGCTGACATTGTAGCTTTCATATAGCCACCCGTAAAGCGTGCGTTTTTCAAAAATCCTTGCGTTATCCATTCCACGCTAACCGTGCTATCTTTCTTAATTTCGATTTTGCCATATCCTTTATTTTCATAGCTGCACGCACCTTTATAACCCTGTGGCACTGTTACTCTGAAATGCTCCTTATCGTTTCCTATCACATATTCTTCCTTTTCTCCTCCATTTCTTACAACAACCTTTAACCACGCACCGTAGGCAAATGCGTAATCATCGCATCTATTATCAGTAGTAACACCATCTTTGCCACCAAACGTACCACCACCAACAAAGCCAATAGGACGTACATCTTCTAAGTCAAACGCCCATTTCCCTTGTATATCGAAAATTATATTAACGTCAGCATTTACCCTAAAATCTTCTATTTGGTCTCCTGAATGAACATCTAAAATATCGTTTGGTTCGATAACGTTTTGTGTTATCGCTCCTATTCTCTTCGTTGGCAATAATTCCGCCTCATAGCCTCCTTGAAATGTAAGCTCGTTACTTTTTCTCGAAATTAAAGGTATTACAAGCGTGTCTATATATTCTTTCGCCTCTCTGCTAAAGCGAAAATCTACACCTTTATCTTTCTTTATTTGCTCCAATAACCACGACACTTTTACTACGGGGTGTAAATAGTACAGTGCGTCGCCATCTTTCTTTTCTATCTTGTATCTTCCGTAACTCTCCGTTTCTATATTATTTCCTATTCGAGGACTTAACATATTACAACCGCTACTCCATTTGTAATCTATAACGGCTTCGTTATTCCATACGTCATAATTAGCGTAAAAATATCCTTCCGTTTTGCTCTTCTCGAAGTCAATAGGCGTATTAGCTTTGTTATACAATATCTTTGCATCGCTGCTTAATTGGTTTAGCGTTGTTCCGTCTTTCAGTAGCTGGCTAAAGCTGCCAAATAGTCCCCATAATATAGATATTTCGATACTATTTTCAGATACTTTGAGTACCGTTACTTTGCCGTCTTTTATGACCTCCACGCCATTTCTAAAATAACGTGCCTTGTGCGATGTATAAGCATATCCTTCTTGTGATTGTACCAAGTCTGCGTGTCCTAATATCATTTGGTTACGCACTGTCTTTGGCAACCTTACCGTATAAGTGTTGTTACTTGCTATCTTTGATACATCACGAAACAAGTTGCTCTTTATCGACATTGTAACCTTTGTACCTGTATCAATATCTACTAACTTGTTATCTATATATAATCTTTCGTCTATCATAGCTTTTGTATATTAATATCGGGTAATTGAATACTACAAATAAAATCTTGCAATACCGCTCCTGTCTTTGTGTAGCTCCCTGCAACTACTGTTACCGATAACCACTTCGAACCTTCTCCGTCTTTATATCCTGCAAACATATCCACGCA